GAGGAATTGGAAGTGTACTGCCATCACTACCCCAAGTCATGCGATGGCAAGTGTGAGAGAATCCGCAAGTATGCGATACGAGCTGCGACAAGCGAAGGGCCGAGAGGCTCAACTGCTGACCTGTTGTATGTAGATGAACTCCGAGAAATTGACCAGGCGACTTGGGCAGCCGTTACACCAGTGACAAGAGCGCGACCAAATGCGCAAGTCTTTTGGACATCGAACGCTGGAGACCTGACCAGCCATGTGCTAAATGAACAGCGGCGCAGGGCTTTAACTTTTGAGAGTGACCGAATGGGGTACTACGAATACAGCGCGCCAGCAGGCTCGGCGGTCGATGACATGCAGGCTTGGAGAATGGCTAACCCTGCGCTTGGCTACACCATCAACGAGGAAAACATCAAGGATGCTGCAACCTTTGACTCACCCGATGCCTTTAAGACTGAGACATTATGCATGTGGGTGGATGCAATAGATAGCCCGTGGCCGATGCAAGTCTGGAATGAGTGCGAGCGCGATGTGGCACTTGAGGATGGCCTGCCTACATGGATGGCGATGGATCTAAACTTTAACCGCGAATTGGCGGTGCTAATTACTTTGCAGCAGCGGCCTGAGGGCTTAGCCGTATTCCTGCACGAATGGAACAAAGAGGGCGGCATAAATGACTTAGAACTAGCAGGCGAGATTGCAACATTGACACGCCGCTATCGTCCAAGAGTGTTGGCGTATGATCCAAACACCGCAGGATACATCGCGCCAAGACTTGCCCAGGCTGGTGTTCCAGTCGCGCCTACTCCTTGGAACTCTGCTAACTTTTCGATCATGTGCGATCAGACAATGAACGCGATGCAGGCCAGGCAACTAATCCACCCAGCCCAGCCAACTCTGCACAGTCATCTCGTCAGCTGCGCAAGGCGGCCAGCATCCGATGGTGGCTGGAGAATCGCCAGACGCGCCGCGCAAGTCCCTATCTCGGCGGCCGTTGCGTTGGTCATGGCAGTAGGCCACGCTACCGAGCCACAGCAGAATGTCAGCATAATCAGCGCGTGACACAACAAAGCGGTCAGGCACAAACACCTGACCGCCACACGTTGGGTAACGCAATTACAAGTTACACCTAATGCCCGACAATTTGCAAGCGTGACACGTTGAACGATGGTGCAATAGGTTGCAAAATTACATTGATGTAGTTTCCTATGTTTCAATGAGAGCATGGGTTTAGTAGATTTTCTTTTAGGATCGCCGCCAGCAAAGCCACAATTGCAAGCAACCGCAGGCATAGAAATACCTTACTACCAGAACAATTTCTTAAACCCGTTTAACAACTTCAGGATTAATCGCAGTGATGCGATGCAAGTGCCAGCCGTAGCCCGCGCCCGAAACATCATTGCAGGTACTATTGCCACGCTTGGACTGCGATCTTTTAACGAAGTTACAGGCCAACAGATCGAGGGACGCAGTCTGCTAAAGCAGCCAGATCCAGCGTTGGCGTTAGCCGTAACAATGGTTTGGACAGTTGAGGATCTGCTATTCTCTGGCCATGCTTTCTGGCAAGTGCTTGAAGTCAGCCAAGACGGACTACCAACTCAGGCTAGGCGTATTGACCCGACCCGCGTAACTTTCACGATTGACGCAAACACTAATCAGATCGTGAACGGATTTTATTTAGACGCACAACTGACACCAGCTAATGGAGTCGGCTCACTCATTATGTTTAGCGGCATCGATGAGGGCATCCTCAACCGAGGTGGCCGCACAATTTCGACCGCGTTGAAACTTGAGGAAGCCGTCCAGCGTATGGCAACTGAGCCTAATCCTACGATGGTGATAAAGAATACTGGCGTAGATTTACCGCCTGAGCAAGTGTCAAGTCTTTTAGCATCTTGGAAACAGGCACGGGCAACACGCTCAACGGCTTATCTTTCAGGGCCTTTAGATGTCACTACCTTTGGTTATGATGCTGGACAGATGCAGTTGAGTGAGTCGAGGCTCAACACTGCCTCTGAGATCGCCAGAATGTGCAACATCCCAGCGTGGTATATCAACGCCGAATCTGCTAGCGCGACTTATTCCAACGTGTCGCAAGAGCGTAGAAGCCTGGTTGATTTCTCACTACGGCCATTCATGTCGTGCATTGAGGAACGCCTATCAATGAACGATCTCACGCCACGCTCCCAGGTTGTGCGCTTTGACCTAGACGATTACCTGCGAGGCAACCCACTAGAACAAATCGAAGTCCTAACAAAGATGCTTGACGCTGGAATCATAAACCTTGATGAGGCTCGGGGTCAGATGGATCTAGCACCGCGTGGAGACTCACTAGATGAGTCAAGTGATAGCACTAAGCGAGAGATGAACATCGCCGAAGTAGTACAAAAAGTCTATCTAGGCGTGGACAAAGTAATCACATCAGATGAGGCGCGTGAAATTGTCAATCAGGCTGGCGGAAGTTTGTCACTACCTGGCCCAGATTTCGCACCGAAAGGAAACCTAAACAATGCTAGTTAATTTTGACGGCCAGATAATCGCGGCCGATACCGTAACCCGAACGATCACTGGCCTAGTCGTGCCATTCTCTAAAGTCGGCAACACATCCGCTGGCCCTGTTCAATTTGAGTTTGGCGCATTTGGCGAGATCGATGCCAGCAAGATCGTACTCAATACAGAACACGACCGCACACGCCCACTAGGTCGAGGCATCGCAGGCAGTGAATCCGTCAGCCCGTTAGGCGTATCGATGGCGTTTAAGATCGCGCCAACTAATGCGGGTAACGATGCGCTAGTGGAAGCATCCGAGGGATTGCGCCCATCCTTTAGTGTCGAAGCGCAAGTTAATGAGTACACCATTGACAAGGGCGTGATGCATGTCAGCTCAGCGCGACTTGAAGCCGTAGCACACGTCACGAATCCAGCCTTTAAGGATGCCGCCATCACCCAGGTAGCAGCTACCGAGGAAACACCAGAAACCACTGAAGCGGAAACCGCCGCGACAGAACAACCACAGGAGATTATTGTGGACGAAATAACAGCACCAGTGGCAGAGGAAATAGTGGCCAGTGCCGTTATTCACGCTGCCGCGCCAGTGGCTTACGCTCAACCGCGTAGCCCAATTAGGTCAAAAGCGACCTACTTAGAGCACTCAATAAAAGCCAGTCTAGGCAATCATGACTCGGCACAATTTGTTATGCATGCAGATGCAGAAGCATCCAAGCTAGTAACCGCCGCCGATGATAGTTTTACAACTAACCCAGCGTTTAGCCCAGTGTCTTATGTTTCAACCGTTGTGGATACCTTAATCGGTGCTCGTCCAGCGATTGACGCAATCGGATCACGCGCCATTAGTGCCTCAGGCATGACCATCTCGCACCCAAAAATTACAACAAATAGCACGGTGGCAGTTACTGCCGAGGGCGCAGGACCATCCGAGACAGGTATCACAAGCGCATATGTAAATCTTGACGTTAAGAAATACGCAGGATTACAGCGTTATTCGGTCGAATTAATTGAGCGATCAGATCCTGGATTCTTTCAGGCCATGGTCGATAACATGCAACGCGCCTACAACAAGGCCACCGATGCAGCCGTTATTGCAGAACTAACAGCAGGCGGAACTCAAGGCGCAACCGTAGCAGCAACATCAGCAGGCATCATCAGTTATGTATCTGTGGAAGCACCAGCGGCCTATTTGGCAACTGGCGATCTTGCATCCGCTTACATCGCTGGTACGTCTCAGTGGTCGCTATTACTTGGCGCAACTGATACAACTGGCCGACCAATTTACAACGCAGCAAACCCACAGAATAACGCGGGACAGGCTGCACCTCGATCACTTCGTGGCGATGTACTTGGTTTGGATCTCTACGTTGATCCGAACGCGGTATCTACAACTATCGATGAATCAGCATTTATTGTTGTTCCGTCAGCAGTTGCAATTTACGAAAGCCCATTGCTAAGAATGTCCACCAACGTGGTCACCTCAGGCGAGATCGAAACAATGCTTTATGGCTACATGGCCGTAGGCGTGTTAGTGGCTGGCGGCGTTCGCCGTTTCAACCTGACTTAATAGTCAAATAAATGTGAGGGGCTATTGCTGCCCTGTGGTAGCCCCTCACTTATTTAAGATCGGAGTACGTCATGGCACTGATTGCCTTGCAAGAGTTTAAGGACGTGCTCGGCATTGGCGACATCTACGCCGATGCAATCGTGCAAGAAGTAGCCGATGCGGCTGAGAACATCATCCTGTCTTATCTAACATTCGATAAGGTCAGCATCTCCTCGGTCAAACTTGTTAATAACGTGGCCACCTTTTACTCCGAGAACAACACCTTTGTAACAGGCCAAACTTTGACAGTTACTGGATGCCTTGCACCATTTGACGGATCGCGCACCGTGGTTGATTACCGCCAAAACTTTTTTACGGTTGCAATTACAAACGCCAACATCATCGAACGCCAACTAATCCCACGCGGCTCAGCCCTTTTAACTAGCCAGGCTAACGCTTACGACACCACACCAGAAGTCAGAGAGGCCGCGCTCGCCGTAGGTGTAGACATTTGGATCACACGGACAGGAACACTTGGACAGCAAGGCGTGGACTTTCAGCCAGCACCTTATCGCTTAGGTCGCTCAATGATTAGCCGAGTCTCTGGATTACTAGGCAAGCACTTAGACGTGCGTGGTTATCTTGGCTAATTTAGTCACACTACGCGATGACTTGGCGGCAACTCTAGCCCTTGCGGGTCGAGTAGTTTATTCATTTCCAAATGAAAACATCACACCGCCGGCAATTGTCTTAGTGCCTGGCTCGCCATACATCACAGTCAGCGCAATCGGTGGTGCTCGGTTAAATGTGCGCTTTGACATCACATGCATTGTGGGCGCAGCTGATAACCGCGCCGCACTTGCCAACATTGAAACCCTAATTT